ATTTGGCATGGATCGTTTGTTTGGCGGTGATTATGGCAAATACGACCAAAAGTTGCCATCCCAATTGATTTTTGCTGCATTGCGAGTGTTGATAGATTTTGCGCGTGAGTGTGATTATAGCGAAGAAGATTTGAATGTTATGGAAGCCATGACGGGAGATATCGTCTTCGCCTATATCGCATTCAATGGTGATCTTATCGGGCTCACAGAAGGAGCACATATCAGCGGTAATTCATTGACAGTCATTATCAATGGTATTTGTGGATCTCTGAATCTTAGGTGTTATTACTATAGTCATGAGCGATCTACCCCATTTAGGGATAGTGTCGCTATCATGACCTATGGAGATGACAACATTGGTTCTGTTTCACCAAATGTCACTGATTTCACCATCAAAGGGTGTTCACATTTCTTGGCCGAATTCGGTCAAACTTACACGATGCCCGACAAGGAGTCTGAGCTGTTGGACTTTTTACCAGCTTGCGACTTCGAATTTTTGAAACGTACTAGCATGTACCATCCAAAATTGGGTGTGCATGTCGGTGCGTTGTCAGATAGTTCCATCTACAAATCACTACATTGTTTTATGCGTTGCAAGAATCATCCTCTTACTGAGGAGGAAGCTAGCGCGCAGAACATTGATGGTGCACTACGTGAGTGGTTCAATCATGGCGAAGAGAAGTATGAATCTCAACGAGAACTCATGCAAGAGGTAGCGCGTCGTGCCGGTGTGGATCATATCTGCACAGGCTTGACTACTACCTATAATGATCGTATGCACGATTGGCACCATAACTATGGTGCTGATGAGCAACGAACATTCAATGTTGTGACGCCCTTTTAGGGCAAAATGTCATTTGGGGACATTAAACCCAACCCAGTTTCAAAACTGATGGTCAGCAAAATTGATGCGCACATTGGTTACCAATATAACACACGAGTACACAAGTGTGAAGTATTAGGCTTTGTGCGTATTGGAAGCCCCTTTTTAGGGGAGCATACCAGTGCAAAAAGTGTACAACGGGCGGTAAGTATGAGTCAACTTACTGACCTTGTAAATAAATGGACTTAGTAAATTTAATGTACAAATGAATGTCGGAAACTCCGCGACACAACAGGAGATAACAACTTTTAGTGATGAGAAATCGACTTGGGATTATTCAGTTATGAGCCAACCTGATGCAACCTTTTCCACAGCGGAAACAGGTCAGGATGGATTGGAAAATTTCTTTTCGAGACCCTTGAAGATTCGTGAATATGAATGGGGTACAGGAACTTTGCTGTACCAAAATTTTAACCCGTGGAGTTTATATTTCCAGAACCCACGCGTCATGAATCGTATTGTAAATTACAACAATCTTAGATGTAAATTATGTGTTAAAGTCATTTTGAATGGTAATGGCTTTCATTATGGACGAGCTATCATGTCATATAATCCCTTATGGAATAGGGACGAAATGACTGTTGATAGAGCGTTCTTTTCTCAAGATATTGTGGCGGCGTCTCAACGCCCGCACATCTTTTTGGATCCAACTACCTCCCAAGGTGGTTCCATGACATTGCCATTCTTTTGGATGTATGATTACCTCAATATCCCCCAGGCTCAATGGAGAGACATGGGAGATATGATCATACATACCTTACAACCACTCAAACATGCTAACGGTGCCTCAGACAGAGTAACCGTCAGTATCTTTGCATGGGCTGAGGATGTGGTTCTAGCTACGCCAACTTCATCAGAAGTTGTTGGCCTTGTACCACAAATGGGAGGAGAAGACGAGTATGGTAAGGGTCCCATCTCTCGTCCTGCTACAGCAGTAGCACGCATGGCCGGAAAATTGAAGAATATTCCGGTTATAGGTGACTACGCTCGTGCCACTGAGATGGCCGCGTCAAGCGTGTCGTCCATTGCGAGCCTTTTCGGGATGTCGCGACCTATATCTGTAGTTGACATTGTACCAATGAAACCCACGTTTGGTGGTAATCTGTCAAACACTAACGTTGGTGATAGCTCGCAAAAGCTATCGCTTGACGTCAAACAGGAATTGTGTATCGATCCCCGAACTGTAGGTCTCGGAGATATGGATGAGATGACTATCACTTCGATAGCTACGAGGGAATCGTACATTACGAATTTCCCGTGGGCTGTTGGTGTTGCACCTGAAACACAATTATTCACTATTGGTGTAAATCCTTGTGTTTGGGCTGCTAATCCAATCACCGTGCCATCTGAAATGCACATGACAGCGTCATGTTTTGCTGCAGTGCCTTTCAAGCACTGGAGAGGTAGTATGAAGTACCGATTCCAAATCGTTGCTTCAGCCCACCATAAAGGTAGACTGAAGATCGTCTGGGATCCGTACAGACAGGCCACCAACGAGTATAACACCAATTTCACACGTATCATTGATATCGCTGATTCAACTGATTTCACTGTTCAAATTGGATGGGGTAACAATTCCCCATATCTTGATGTGGCGGCACCTGGAGATCCAACAGTGTCGCCTGTTGGCAAACGAAATGTCGATCAACAACCATATAACAATGGATTGTACAACGATTTTTCATATTCATTTTACAACGGTTATTTGTCAGTATATGTGGTGAACGAACTCACAGTTCCTAATTCTACCATAAATAATGATATCGCTGTAAATGTTTATGTCGCCGCTGGTGAAGATATCCAGTTCCGAAATCCGAACAACATCTTGAAGAGTTATACACTGGCTCCTTCGCCTGATCTCGTTCCTCAAATGGGTGAGGAGCTCGAATTAGAAGAATTGGATAAACCTATGGACCAGGCCATTTCACAAACTATGGGTAAGGAAACACCCATTACGAGTGGCCACGATCAAGTGTTCTATGGTGAATCCATTACTTCTTTTCGCGCTCTTCTCAAGCGTTATAATCATCACTCCGCCGTCGTTTGGTTCGGTGATGCTGGCGAGAAATTACATCAGTTAACCATGTGCTCATTTCCACTTTATAGTGGATATGTACCTGGTGCTGTGTATCTTCGCAATGGAGAATATTTCACATATGCGAACACAACCCTCTTAAATTACCTTACAAGTGCGTATGGTGGTTATAGAGGTGGTTTGCGTTGGAAATATGTTCTAGAGAGATCATGTGATCCTCGCACAGAAACAACAACGCTTGAACTCGAAAGAGATCCAGCTGGTCTGGCGCCATGGCGTCAGATCACCATCCCGTTACCCACTGGTAACATCACAGAGTGGATGAATATATACAACATATATTGCCTCACAGGCTTATCTGGTGAAATATTCACATCCACCGCCAACAACCCCGTTCTCGAGGTTGAAGTGCCGTATCAACGGCCACACCGGTTCACGCCTGGCAAAATCCTTAACTATACGGAAAGGACTATTGCTGATCGTGAGCTACCTGATTTCGTTAGACTTCAATATCATACCAATTCCAATGCGGCAGATAATGATGTTTTACGAATGTACAACTCGGTAGGAGAAGATTTTTCACTCTTCTTCTACTTGGGACCACCACGATTTTTCGTGAATGTAGTCCCACCCTAAATCCACACGGGGGCCGTGTGGTGCGCTATTTGCGCAGACAATTGCATTGAGATTTGAATATCTCGAGAGTTTTGAACTACCTCTAGTTTAGACAGTAATTGTCTTTGTAGAGCTAGTTATTTTATCTCGAGGGTCCCAAATTTTCAAGTGCGATTGCCTGAATCGTTCACACTGGAGGAGTGTGCCCATATTTATATGGGATCAGGCCCA